CCTCAGTGATTGGAACCACCATTGATTCATCATTAACTCTAAAACTAATATTTGGTCTTGGCATGTTGATTCTCTCCTTGGATTAAAATTGCTATTTATATGTAGTTATTTTATAGGCTTGATAATTTCACGGTCCCTATATTCATTTTTTGTACATATTCCAAGGTAAATTTAACTGGTTCTTTGATGTGATTATCCATCCTTCAGAAGATTCCCAGTTTTTATCTTCTTCTGCGTCTTCAATATCAGTAGATCCGTCAAGATAATAACCGAAAGGAAGCATATCATCCTCAATTTTCTCTATATCTTGTTGATACATTGCTAACCGAACATCCATATCCGTGAGGTTTTTGAAATATTGCTGACGAGTTGCCCACGAAAACAAAACTAAACACATTACAAGATCGTCATTATGTCCTTCGTCTGCTTGAAAACTTTGTTTACTTGAGATAAATGTAGTAAATTCGGAGATAATGTCAGCATCTTCTATGATAAGTTTATCTTCTTCTACTAAATTCTTTAAAACCTGACATCCTACCTTTTTGGTCAACACCGAGGTCTTGACACCCATTTGTACTTTTTTGGTTGGTCCAAATCCCTCTGTTATTATTTGACCCTTGCGTCCCATCATGGCAGTTTTGACTATGTTTTCATACTCCAAGTCTGTGTGTAAAATATTAGCAACTTCCATTCCTATACTGTTTACTTCAATAAGCACATGCGCATTGTTGTATTTTTTTGCAACTGTTTTTAAAATAGAAGCAAATAGAAGAGGGGAAACGGTATTGTTTTTATAGGTAGCAACTACTCTATATGGAAACTCAGTGACATCAACTACTGCCATTGCCGTATAGTCTTTACCCTGACCTTCTGCAACATCGGCGGTTATAAAATAAAGATGATCTTGTGATTTTGGATTGTCAATATCTTTTCTTACTGGTTCTTGATAAATACTCATTCCATCTTTGGTTCTAAGTATTGGTTTGGTATAAACGAGAGTGTGTAGTTTGGCAGAAGATATGAGAGTATTAGAACTGCCCAAGAAGTCGCACTCAAATTCCTGTTCAAACTGCTTCTCAGATGTCTTGCTGATCATCTCCTGCTTCCATTTTTCATCGCGAAGTGCACCACCTGGATATTTTGGAACTTGACTCCAGTGAACTTCAAATGGAACATAACCGTTTTGATTATTGATTGCACCCTTCCAATAGTAATAGAACATGTTCAATCCATTGGGGGTGGAGATGATAAACATCTTGGTAGATTGACCAGATGTGATGGTTGGATATACCGAGGTAAAGAACTCTTCTGCAATTTGTGTAGGGATGTGAGCAAACTCGTCTAAGAGGATACAATTGAAAGACCCACCACGGATAGCAGACGACGAGGTTGCTGCTGCTAAAATTCTAGACCCATTCTCAAGCACAATAGAACCTTTGTTCCATTCAATGACACCCTGCTGCAACCACTTTGGCAAATATTCATATGCCATCTTGATTCTGCCTAAAATTTCAATTGCGGTTGACTGCTTGTTTGCAAGAATAGCAACATTCATGTTTTGATTGAATAGCACATAGTGTAAAAGATAAGCACCAACAGTAGTAGTCTTTCCTACCTGACGAGGAAGTTTACCAATTACGAATCTATTGCCATGTAATTTTCCAATCAATTCTTTCTGGAAATCATACATTTCAAATGGTACAAGACCTTTATCTACAGCAACAATCTTTACATATTTTTCAACAAAATATACAGGATCATTCGCACACTTGATGTATTCTTTGACTTGATCTGGACTAAATTGTTGCTGTACACCTACAGGTTTTAAATTGGGATTTCCAAGATATCCATCTTTTTTAACTGTCATTGTCTGCTTCTTCCGTTGGTATCGCTTTCAGTTGACTGCGCGATTGATTAATAAGATTTTGAAGATCACGAGTTGATCCAACAAAGATTGAATTGTTTGTGGTGTTTTTTACAACTTTATTTGTCCCCAAAGCATCTGCTGTGGTTTTGTGGAGTCCCATCAGATCCGTGTTCATTTCACTAACTGTTTTCATCAAAATAGAAGCAACCTCGTATGCGCGAGGTGAGTCTCCTGCTTCTGCCACTCTCATTATTCCGTCTATCGCTTCAAATCCGCGACCTATGAGTTCCTTCATATTTTTGCGTGCAGAGTCAAAATCTTGTCTAACTTGATCTTTTCGTTTTATCTTGACTTCCTTGATGAAGGAATCCGTAGTTTTTACTTCAGTTGCAACAATTGCAGGAACGGATTCAATATCAAGTATTTCTGATAATTTTTCTTCTGCGGTCACTTTTTTTTCATCCATGGGGCCAATCTCCAATCACTTTACTAATAGATCCAGTTTCATAATCTCCAGTATATCCAACATCTGTAACATATTCACTACCAGAAACAGTATCTTCTCCTTCATAGAAGTTGATATCCGTTCTTTCAATAATGCCACCAGCAGATCCGCATATGTTTGGATAAATATAGGTTTTTACTGAAAAATCAAAAGTGCTGATGAGTGCTCTGCGATTTTCAAATGTTCCTTCATAATCTTCACTCAACGAAACATTGTTCAATACAAATGGTATATCCACAGTGGGATGTAAGTCGTTCATCTTTACAGTTACTGTGTATTCTGGAGCAAAATATGGAACTATTTGTTCAATTATTTGCAACATATCATCCATGTTTCTTGTGAATACAAACAATGAAAATCCAATTACATATGGGACTTCTGCATACATGCTTTTGTAGACACCACCAACGACTTCAGATCTTTGGTTTATTCTGTTTGTTTTTCTTGTCGGATCGTATATTAAATTTGTAATTTCAAATCCCATCTTTGGGAGAACGATTTGAACTCTTGAATTCTTTGATAAACTGCTTTCCTGTGAAAGTCTCCAAATAAATTTTTCCTTGCTGCCGTAGTTCAAAGGAACTCTTATTTTTTCTCTTTCGGTTCCATCTTTTTCAGATCGTATAATATACACAGACTCAAAAATAGATCCAAACGCAAGGACTATTTTTCTAATAGATTCATTATAGAATGTTTGTCCGACTTTAAACATTATGGACACCCTTCGGAGAATGGATTATCTTTATCAAAATTAAGTTCATTATCTGCTGCTTCTGCGTAGATATCATTTTCAATCTCATCAACACCACCGATTGGATCAACAGAAAGATTGACATTTGTTTCTTCAGATTGTAGCAGATAATACTCTGTTCCAGATTGAACACTCTTGACGGACTGAGTTCCACTTGGACCAGTAGCAAATATACCACTCACACCCTTGACATAGGTAAATGCTCCAGTAACTTCAACAATTGTTGCTTCTGCTGTTGCGTTTGCATATGTTACTCCAGCACCAGTAAGACCAGATACTTGATATATCGTGTCTCCTCTTTTGAATACAGTTGAACCTGTAATCGGAGCACCAGACAACTGGAAGTAGTACATATTGTATCTGCGTTTTTCTTCTACCTCGTCTATATTTTCAATACCAGTTTCAATCTTCTCATAAGAATATGTGAAGAGTTCGCATGTAAGTGTGTATGTTGTAAGAATGCCAAATTGGAAGAATGGCAATTTATCTTCAACATAATTTATTTCAAACAAACTTTTATTGAATGGAAAGTATATCAAATCTCCTTCTCTTGGAGTTCTTATGTCTGGTATACTGTTTGTGACTGTTTGTTCAAATCGTCTTTTTGCGACTTGAAGTGTAACTTTATCGGTTATATTAATACCAAACTTATTAATGATATTCATTTGAGCAGTAAACGAAGATACACTCTGAATATACATCTCAAGTGGAAACGAATCTCTGAATTGTGAAAGCACATCTTCACCAAACACAAGATCACGATTTACATACTCTCTCGGAACATAAATCATATCCCTTCCCATGGTCTTGATTGTTTCTATCGTCAAGTCATGGAGTAGATTTTGTTCTCCTATGTATTCGTTGAAGTATGGATTTGTTGGCATTTGTTATCCGATCATGAAGTCTATCGGCAGTTCGTATGCTCTTTCAAATTCTTGTTCAATCATCATTATCTCTTGAACCGCAGAATCATAGATCTGTTGACCCTTGAAAGTAATTCCACCTGGAAGTTGAACACCGTCATACTTTAACATGTTTGCTCCCCATTGTCTTTTGATGAGAGCAGTGATATATTTTTTCAGCATACGGTCATTATATATTTTTGTGTGTGTTTCTGG